CTCTCATTCTCGACCGTGGTCCGGATGGCTTCCTTCTTCGCCCGCCACGAGATCGACAAGCGGGGCCGAGGCTTCCGTCCGAACGAAGACGGCTACCCGTCGCCGGGACGCATCGCGTGGGCGCTCTGGGGCGGCGACCCCGGCAAGACGTGGGCGAACGCGATCATCAAGTCGGCCGATCGGCGCACGGTTGTAAATCTGCGACACCTGGGGCTAGACTCGCCCATCGACGACACCTCGACGACCCCCGGAGCACCTCCCGAAGACGGGACACCCTCCGCCGGTTAGGGCGACACCTCGCGCCAATATCCCCCGAAACCGAAGGATCCGAACCGTGAACGTCTTCCTCTCCCAACTGCACGACAAGCGCAACCAGAAGGCCGAACTCATCGACGCGACGCTCGCCCGCGCCGCCGAAGAGGACCGCGACCTGAACGAGATCGAGGTCGCCAACGTGTCGGCCCTCGCGCTCGAGATCGAGAAGCTCGACGCCCGCATCGGACAGGTGACGGACATCGAGACGCGCAAGGCCGCAGCCGCGGACCTGGCGAAGCGCGTCGACGGAGAGAAGACGGAGACCCGCCCGGCGGCCGCCTACAAGGTCGGCTCCGAGCCCCGCACCTACTCGCCGCAGTCGGAGAACTCCTTCATCCGTGACGCGTTCGCGGCGCAGGTGCTGAACGACTTCGACGCCCGCGAGCGCATCGCCCGGCACCAGCAGGAAGAGCGCATCGAGAAGCGTGACGTGACCTCGACAAACTTCGCCGGGCTCGTCGTCCCCCAGTTCCTCACCGACCTCGCGGCGCCGTTCGCGAAGGCCGGTCGCCCGATGATGGACGCTTCGCGCAAGCACAACCTCCCGCCGCAGGGTCTCACCCTCTCGATCTCGAAGGTGACGACCGCTACGGCCGTCGCCGTCCAGACCGAAGGCGCAGCCGTCCAAGAGACCAATATGGACGACACGAAACTGGACATCACGGTGAACACGATCGCCGGCCAGCAGAACGTCTCCCGTCAGGCGCTCGAGCGCGGGACCGGGATCGACGCCCTCGTGATGGCCGACCTCGTCTCGGCGTACCACACGGCGCTGGACGCCCAGTACGTCACGTCGAACGCGGCTTCGCTCACGAACGTGATCACGCAGGTGGTGACCTACACCGACGCAAGCCCGACGGTGGGCGAGTTGTATCCGAAGATCCTCGACTGTGTCCAGCGGATCCAGACGAACTACTTCGGCGGCCCGAACTTCATCCTGATGCACCCGCGCCGGTTGGCGTTCATCCTCGCCGCCGTCGACGGCCAGAGCCGCCCGCTCGCGGTCCCGTCGATCAACGGCCCGCAGAACGCCATCGCAAGCGGCGCCGGGGCGGTCGTCTACGGGAACTCCGGCTACAACATCGCCGGCCTCCCGGTGATCACCGACGCGAACGTCACGATCACCAACGGCGGCGGAGGAAACGAAGACGTGATCATCGTCGGCAACACCCAAGAGTCCCACCTCTGGGAGACCCCGAACGCGCCGTTCATGCTCCGGTTCGAGGACGTCAAGTCCGCCGAACTCGAGGTGAAGATCGTCGTCTACGGGTACTCCGCCTACACGGCGAACCGCTACCCGAACGCGTTCGCCCTCGTCGGCGGAACGGGCCTCGTCACCCCGACCTTCTGACCTCCGCCTGAGGCGGTTCGGATCTACGCGATGTGGATCCGGATCGTCTCAGGCCCGAAGGAAGGACCCGTCAAGGTCTCGACGACTGCGCGACCGTCGCGCGGCGTCGAGAAGTCGCCGACCCGGTCCGAGGCGTCTAACCTCTCGACGGAAGACGCCACGGACCGGGCGGTCGGTACCGTCAAGCCCCGCAAGAAGAGGCGCCGCTAATGCCGATCACCAACGGATACACGGACCTAGAGACGTTCCAGTCCTACACCGGGATGAGCAGCGTCACCGGCGACGAGACGACGACGATCGAGAAGGCGATCGAGTCGGCGTCCCGCACGATCGACCGAATGACGAACCGACGCTTCTGGATGGACGACTCCGCGACGGCGAGGCTCTACCGGGTCTCGAACTTCTACCGCCTCTTCGTCGACGACATCGGCTCGACGACCGACCTCGAGGTGAACTTCGACGCCACCGGCAACGGCTCGTACACCGACCTCCAAGTGAACGGGACCGACTACCTGCTCGACCCCGTCACCGCCCCCCAGAACGAACGGCCGTTCACGATCGTGACGATGATCGGGTCGACGCTGCTCCCGTTCGGTACGAGTCTGCGGCCCGAGGTGGAGGTGACGGCGAAGTTCGGTTGGTACGAGGGGACGCCGCCGGACGACATCGAGGAGGCTTGTCTCATCCTCTCGACCGATCTCGTGAAGCGGGCCTCGAGCGTCGGCGGCGTCCTGGGCCTCTCCGAGCTGGGGGCGATCCGTATGAGCCCGCTCGGCCGTGACGTGACCCAGATGGTCCGCGCCTACCGGCGCGAGGTCATCGCGTGACCCCATCCACGGTGCGCGACGGCCTGAAAGCCGCCGTCAATATCGAGGGGTTGCGCGTCTACGACACGATCCCCGAGGGCCTCGTCCCGCCCGCCCTCGTCGTGGGACAGATCTCGATCGAGTGGGACACCGTCTTTGCCCGCGGCCTCGACACGGGCACCGTCGACCTGATCCTGATCGCCGGCAGGGCCTCAGACCGGGCCGCCCAGGACCTGCTCGACGGCTACCTCGCCGGGTCCGGAGCAGCGTCGATCAAGACGAAACTGGACGCCGCCCGAACCCTGCCCGTAGCCGGGACCGCGTCGGTATCGACCTCGAACTGCACCTCGGCCGCACCCGTGTCGGTTAGTGTGTCGGGCGTGGATATGTTGGCCTACCGCTTCACGGTCTCGTTGTATGGCTGAGCAGTACCTCGTCGTCTCCTCCAAGTTGGCGGCGTTCCCCGAGGGCGCGATCGTCACCGCCGAGGATCTCGTGAAGGCGGGCGTGAACCCCGTCGCCCGTGTACGCTCAGGGCACCTAAGACAGGTCGAGGCGCCGGCGAAAGTCGCGAAGAAGAAGACAACCGAACCCGAGAAGGAGTAGACTCCCCAATATGCCTACCGCATCGCAGATCTCCCAAGCCGCGGTCTTCACCGTCGGCGGCGTCGACCTGAAGGACCAGTTGACCTCGATCTCGATGACCCCGACCCGGGAGGCGCTCGAGGTGACGACGCTGGCGGACGCGACCTCCGGCCGGGTCTTCGTCGAGGGACTCGCGAACGACGAGACGACGTTCACGGTGCTCGGCTCGTACTCGAGTAGCGAAGCCGTGCAGACCATCTTCGGCGATCTCGGCACGTCGTCGAGCATCGTCTACGAACCAGTCTCCGGCGCCCCAGGTGCGTCCGCGCCCAGGTACACCCACTCGTCAGCGTTCCTGGAGTCATTCAGTTTCGGTGGCACCGTGGGTGAGTTGGTCGAACTGACCGTCACCTACCGCGGCGGCAAGATCGCCCAGGCGACCTCCTAACCGATGCTGCGGATCCGCCTCACCGTCGAGAGGCGCGATGGTACGACGGAAGAGCTGCCGGTCTACCCGTCGGCGATCCTCGACTTCGAGAAGTACGCGAAGAAGGGCATCCTCGCCGCGTTCTCCGGTACCGAAATCCTGAACGAGCACCTCTACTACCTCGCCTACTGTGTCGAGCGGGACGCGGGAAACGCGGTGAAACCGTGGAAGGACGACTACGTTCGCACGTTGGCCGGCGTCGAGGTGCTCGAAGCCCCAAAAGCCTAACCCGAGGCTCCTTCACGGAGTGGATCGCCGAAATGGCGCTGGAGACTCGGATCGCCCCGGTGGACCTGATCAAGACGCCGCCCGAGGTCCTCGAGGCGCTCTACGATGCTCTCGTTCGACGCGAGCGTGAACGCGAGCGGCAGTCCAAGAAGAAGAGGCGCTGATGGCTGGGACGTTCGGTTTCCGGGTGGGCGACACGCGGCAAGGCGCCGTCCAAGTCGAGGGCCTCTCGAAGGTCCAGCGGGACCTACGAAAACTCGCCGAAGGACTGGACCTCGACAAGACCGAGTTCCTCGCCGAGAATAAGGCGGTCGCCGACATCGTGATCGGGGACGCGAAACGGTTCGTCCCGGTCCTCTCCGGGGCGCTCGCCGAGTCGGTACGCAACGCCTCCACGAAGAAGGCCGCCAAAATCCGCGCCGGCTACGGAACCCGCATCGAGTACGCGGGCCCGATCCACTTCGGCTGGCCGTCCCGACGCATAAAGCCCCAGCCGTTCATCTATGACGCGATCGACCAGCGCCGCGACGAGGTCCGCCAGCGCTACGACGCCCTCGTCTCACGTCTCATCGACAAGTACGATCTGGGCTGAATATGGCTAAGCCGATCACCGTTTCCATCGTCGGCAACGCCGGCCCGCTGATCAAGGCCATCGGCGAGGCCGAAGGCGGCCTCGGGAAACTGGGCGGCGTCGCGAAACTCGCGGCGGCCGGTATCGCGGCAGGCTTCGCCGGGGCCGCAGCCGGGATCGCGGTCGCGACGAAGGCGGCGATCGAGGACGAGAAATCGTTCCGGCTGCTCGAGCAGGCGCTCCAGGCCAACACGTCGGCCACCGAAGCCCAGATCAAGGCCACCGACGAGCAGATCGGGCGCCTCTCCCTGGCGACCGGGGTCGCCGACGACCAGCTGCGGCCCGCGCTCGCGAACCTCGTCCGCGCCACCGGGGACGTGACCCTCTCTCAAGACCTGCTGAATACGGCGCTAGATATCTCGGCCGCCACAGGGAAGGATCTCGAGTCCGTGTCGGTGGCCCTCGCGAAGGCCCAGGCCGGCAACGTGACGGCCCTCCAGAAGCTCGGGATCCCGCTCGACGACAATATCAAGAAGTCGAAAGACTTCGACGCCGCCCTCGTGGAGCTCAACAAGACGTTCGGTGGGGCGGCGGCCACGGCCGCCGACACGTTCGACGGCAGGATGAGGCGGACGAAGGTGGCACTCTCGGAGACCGTCGAGACGATCGGGTACGCGTTCCTCCCGATCGCCCAACGGCTGCTCGAGGCGTTCACGAACCTACTCAACCCGGCGCTCAAGTACTTCTCCGAACGCGTGATGCCGGTCGTCACCGACGTACTCGGGCGCGTCGGGGACGTGATCTCCAAGTACGTCGTCCCGTTCGTCCAGGATCACCTCGTCCCGGCGTTCTTCGAGATCGTGCGCGTCGTGCGCGACTACGTCGTCCCCGCCGTCCGCACGGTGCTAATCCCGATCATAAACGGACTGCGGGACGTCTTCGAGACCGTCCGCTCCAAGATCGAAGACAACCGGGACTCCTTCTCGAAGTTGGGGACGTTCTTCTCGGGGCTCGCGAAGTTCGTCCGCGACACGCTCGCCCCGGTCTTCGGGACCGTGCTCGTCGGCGCGTTCCGCGTCCTCGGCCCGGTGATCGGAACGGTGATCGACGTCGCGGCGAAGATCATCGACGCGTTCGCCGTGGTGGGCCGGTTCGTTCTGAAGATCGTCGAGGTCATCGCTAGGGGCGTGACCGGCTTCGTGAACGGCGTCATCTCCGGTATCAACGCGATGATCCGGGCCATAAACGCGATCCCGGGCGTCAACATCGACGAGATCGGGAAGATCTCGTTCACGCTCCCGTCTTTTCCGTCTCTTCCTTCAACGCCCTCGTTGCCGACGCCCGGGGACCCGACTGGGCCGGGCGAGACCTCGCCGTTCCCGCCGTTCCCGCCGATCCCCGAGATCGGCGGCGGTGACGGAGGTGGCGGAGGCGGTGGAGGCGGAGGCGGTAAAGACGGGCGCCGTGGCGGCGGCGACGACCGTTTCTCGACGATGCCATTCCCGCAGCCCATACCGCCCGACCTGCCGCCCGGCGTCATCGGCCGCCCCGAGGACCTGCTGCGCCGCGGCACCGTGAATATCACGGTGAACACGGTGACGGCCGACGCCGAACTCCCGAACCTGATCGTCGAAGCCCTCCAGCAATACAACCTGACTTC